TGAATTCCTTACAGAAAAGAATTGGATCGATATAATATTCCAAGACTCGGGCATAACAGACTATGAGAAGATAACATTATTCCGGACCGGAGTATGGGTTACCGCAGAGTTTCTAGAATATACTAAACTAATTACCACAAAACATAAGGAAGAAGTCGGTGTATTATACAATAGCCATAATCAATACATACATGCTATAGAACGTAGCCAACAGTTCTTCAAGAGATATCATCCGCGTGAGCACGGACACAAACTGTGGGCCGACTATCTATACGAAAGGATCCAAGAGCAGCTATGAGAATAGCAGTCATGATAGTGGGAGAACTACGCACATGGGCCAGGGCCGCAGAACGTATGTTTGCCTACTTCGATTATCAACAACATCCCGTAGATTACTATTTTGCCACATGGACTTCTACCAGAGATTTTTGGTGGCCCGAATATAATAGTAAGGTAACCGATAGACCCGTCAGTGAAGACGAGATAATACTCCCCTTTCATACCCATGGTAAGAATCTAGTAGATCATATTATGATAGAACACGACGTGAGAGAAGATAGGACCTATTACTATCAAGCACGATTAAGTCAACTGATAAATCAATCTAAGAAAAAGCAGCAACAGGAACAGGGATTCATATATGATCATGTAGTAGAGATACGCCCCGACTTGTATCTTGTGGAACCATTTGCTCTTTGGGGAGAAGAACCCGAACATAATATGTACGGAGGGCCCGTTAGGATTGAAAATGGGCAGACTTTGATGCAGGACTTCTACTATAGAAGTTCCAGCCCAGTACATGACATATTGGCCGATAGATATAGTTATAGGCCGAGGAAGAATGGAGACGGGCAAGTTGACGAAAATGAAAAGCTGGTATATGATTGGTTGACTGCACATCAAATCCATATCGAGTATCCCGTGGATCACCAATATAGTTTTATAATAAGACCCAACTTTCCACAAGACTTATCTACAGTGAGCCACGAAGATTCCAATAGACTTAACATAGAATGGATAGCATATCAGTGGACGGATAAATACTAGACACTGCTTGATGCGTCCTATAGAATAGCGTGAGTTAGACTCGAAGTACCCAATGCTAAAAACGAAGAAATAATACTACTACACCCCTTCAACTAAGAATAAATTCAATTATGATAGTTTGGTTTAATTGTAAGATCAGTGATATACGCCTCAACCCCCAACCGAGATACAACCTACGCAACGATAATAGATTTGACATAGCTAGATATAGTTTTGCCAGTTTTGCACCGTTAGAACCTTTGGTCAGTAAATTCATCTTTAATCTAGAGATGGCCGATGGGCATGCTGGCCAAGAGTCCGAGATGGAAACTTGGCTACGCAGTATCTTCCCCAAAGATAAACTTGTGATGTATTGGCATCGTTGTAACAATATATCGCAATGGCGTGAAAAACGACAGGAATTTAATAGTATAGACGATGATCTAGTATTTCCTGCGGGCAATGAAGATCACATATTCACAGACAGCACCATAGAGGTGTTTAAGGAATGCCTAGAGAATCTAGTCCAATGTCCCATAGGCACAGTAGTAGCTACTAGTCATTGGCCTGAAAATATTAGGGCAGCATATGGTCTAGGCGGAGTATTGGTCAACAAGAACTGTGCAGTCTACACCATGGGCAACAATGATGCTCTGCGTGTCATGCACAAAGGATTCTTCGATTGGTATGTGGATCAGATCAAAGATGAGAACAAGTTGATCTTTAGGACCGAACATTGGAATGATGTAGTATTACCTTCCAACACCATGTTGGTTCCTACCAAAGAACAGTTTACACATTTCGATGGCTATGCTCATGTCAAGATCGGTCCGGGCGTTGCGCCCCCTTTAGAGATTCCCACTAAATTCTTCCAAGGTATGGTTATACGCTATGGATTCAAAGATAGAGATCCTGACTGTGTAAACATCAATCCCTTATTACCCCTGCATACAGTAGATCCTCAGGGCACAGACTATAAGTTTACTCTAAGCGACTTCCCACTTTTCTGGAAGAATCATGTCAAGGATGTCATAGTAGCCGACGATATAGATCATACTGCCATGGCACTTGCTAGAGATCAACATATACTAGATATGAGTCGCGTTGAGATCGATTGGCACCATATTGGTAAGAAGTTCGATGATACCAATTGGCCGCCTGCATCCTGGATACAACCGCACCTAATGCAGTTGATAGCAAAGGATCCACATGTAGAAGTCAGTGTGCCCAAATCTTTCGGATCAAGCCTAAGTAGCTGTTGACATCCTAGTCTGTATCACGTATAATTAATCTTTTAAGGAGAAACAAATGAGTGATCGCACGTTTACCACGGAACAAAAAGCCAAGCTGATTAATCTTATCAATGAAGGAATGACTGTACTCCGTGAAGTAGAAGACCTAAGCGCAGGATTGAACGATACTGTTAAAGCTATCGCCGAAGAGATGGAGATCAAACCTGCACTCTTGAAGAAGGCTATCAAGATCGCACACAAAGCCAGCCTCGGAGAAACGAACAAAGACCACGACGAACTCAACACCATCCTCGAAACTGTCGGTAAGACTCTTTGATAACCATAGCATCAAATATCGTCGATTGGATACGAGATGATTACAATACTAATCCTTTTAGGTTCGTTATCGAACTATTGGCTTGGGCGATCAGTATTGGCTGTAGTATTATCATGGCAGCTACTGTACCCATCCCACCTCTTTTAGCTCTGTATCCTTTTTGGATTAGCGGTTGTATCATGTATGGGTGGGCTGCTTGGACTAGGAAGAGCTTTGGTATGCTGGCCAACTACATCCTGTTGGTAAGTATTGACACCGTTGGATTATATAGGATGATTGCTCAATGAGTTATGTAGATGCACTATTTGATCGGCAGAAAGATCGCATACACGTAGTAGAGCGTATCGAAGGCGAACGTATATACAGAGAATATCCGGCCAACTATCTATTCTATTATGACGATCCCAAAGGCAAATATAGGACCATATATGGTACTCCCGTATCCAAGTTCTCCACCAATCACGGTAAAGAGTTCCAAAAAGAAGTAAGGATGCATGGTAAGAAAAGACTGTGGGAAAGCGATGTCAAACCCGTATTCCGTTGTCTCGAAGATAATTACCTCGGTGCCGAACCTCCTAAGCTACAAACAGCATTTTTCGACATTGAGGCAAATTTCGATCCTGAACGCGGATTTGCGCCTACGTCGGATCCTTTTAACAACATCACTGCTATATCTGTCTATCTAAATTGGTTAGACAAGTTGGTCACACTGGCCATCCCGCCCAAGAGTTACACATGGGATACCGCACAGGAGATCGCTAACAAGTTCAGTGACTGTTATATGTTTGAACGTGAAGAAGATCTCTTGGATACATTCTTGAATCTAATCGACGATGCAGACATACTCAGCGGATGGAACAGTGAAGGATATGATATACCCTATACCGTTGGCCGTATCACCCGTATGCTCAGCAAGGATGATACCCGCAGACTATGTCTATGGGGGCAACATCCCAAGCAGAGAGAGTTTGAACGCTTTGGTGCTACACAGACTACGTTTGATCTAGTGGGCCGTGTGCATATGGACTATATGCAGTTATATCGTAAGTATACCTACGAAGAACGTCACAGCTATAGTTTAGATGCTATCGGTGAGTATGAGTTAGAAGAACGCAAGACTGCCTACGAAGGCACGTTGGATCAGTTATATAATAAAGATTTTCCCAAGTTCCTAGAGTACAACAGACAAGACACCAAGTTAGTGGCCAAGTTAGATAAAAAGCTACGTTTCCTAGATTTGGCCAATACTATTGCACATGACAACACCGTGTTACTACCCACTACTATGGGTGCGGTGGCAACTACAGAACAGGCGATTATTAATGAAGCACACAGCCAACGATTGGTCGTTCCTAATAGGAAGGGCCGCGACACAGACGCAGAAGACGATAGCCAAGCGGCAGGTGCCTATGTTGCTTATCCCAAAAAAGGCATGCACGAATGGATCGGAGCCATCGACATCAACAGTCTGTACCCTTCAGCCATCCGAGCACTCAACATGGGACCAGAAACCGTCGTAGGACAATTACGTCCTGTGATGACAGACAAGTATATCAAAGATAAGATGGAAGGGGGTGCCAGCTTTGCAGCCGCGTGGGAAGGTCTATTTGGCAGCTTTGAATATGAAGCAGTCATGCGCGGTGATGTGGGCACAGAGATCACTATCGACTGGGAAGTAGATGGTACTAGCGATGTACTCAGTGCCGCAGATGTTTGGCGATTGATATTTGACGGCAATAAACCCTGGACCCTAAGTGCCAATGGTACCATATTCAACTATGAGCAAAAAGGTATCATCCCGGGTCTGCTAGAACGTTGGTATGCCGAACGTAAGGAGATGCAGGCCAACCTTAACGAAAGCAAGACTCCTGAAGACCAAGAGTATTGGGACAAACGTCAGTTGGTCAAGAAGATTAACCTAAACAGTCTGTATGGTGCTATCCTTAATCCAGGCTGTAGATTCTTTGATCACAGGATTGGACAGAGTACTACACTGACAGGTCGTACCATCGCTAAACACATGGACAGTTTCGTCAATGAAGCCATCACAGGCAAATATGATCATGTTGGTGATGCTATCATCTACGGTGATACCGACTCTGTATATTTCAGTGCGTGGCCCGCGGTCAAAGAAGATGTAGAAGCAGGACGCATGGAATGGAGCAAGGAAACTTGTATACAGGTCTATGACAGCATCGCGGATCAAGTTAACGAAAGCTTTCCTGCGTTTATGGAACGTGCATGTCATTGCCCACGTGCTGCAGGTTCTATCATACGTGGTGGTAGAGAACTGATAGCTACCAAGGGACTCTTTATCAAGAAGAAACGCTATGCTGTATTGATATTTGATAAAGAAGGCAAACGATTAGACGTCAAAGGACAACAGGGCAAAGTCAAGGCCATGGGATTAGATCTCAAACGCAGTGATACTCCTAAAGTAGTACAGGACTTTCTCAGTGAGATATTGTTGGCAGTATTGACTGGTACTGGTAGGGAGGAGATCATTGATTGTGTGCGCGATTTCAAATTAGAGTTCCAGAAGAGACCCGCTTGGGAAAAAGGTACTCCCAAACGTGTAAACAATCTGACCAACTATACTGAGGATGAACGCAGATTGGGTAAAGCCAATATGCCAGGGCATGTACGTGCGGCCATGAACTGGAACAGTCTGCGTCGTATGCACAGCGATAACTACAGTATGTCTATCGTGGACGGTATGAAGACCATCGTATGTAAGCTGAAAAGCAATCCACTGGGTTATACCAGTGTGGGCTATCCTACAGACGAATCACATATACCCGCATGGTTTAAAGACTTACCCTTTGATGACTCATTGATGGAAGCGGGTATCGTAGATAAGAAGGTGGAGAACCTATTGGGAGTACTGTCGTGGCGTATCAGTGAAAGCACTGATATTAAAACAACATTTGATACACTGTTTAGCTTTGAATAAAAAAGTATACAAACTAGTAGACGTAAGTAATGAGATATTCCAAGACAGACATCCCATGTCGTCGGACGATATACCCTCGACCATGCAGTGGCCCTATAAACAACGCGGCATGGACTTCAGTAAGGATCTCAACCTCAAAGGTAAGTATTGTTGGCATCCTTTCAATACTATCACTGTGGATGGGGAAGGCGATATCTACATGTGTATATGTCAAGTATGGCTACCGCTTAGTATTGGTAAGGTACATGAATTCGCTAGTCTTACCGATATGGCGCACAGTGTTAGGGCCCGTGAGATACAGGCTAGTATAATAGACGGATCTTATCGCTACTGCGATCATA